CGATGAGAACTATCGCAATCCAGAGCAGATGCGGGAGCAGGCCATTGAAACCCTGGCCATGATTCGAGCCAGAACGCGAGGCACAATCAGTGGGACTGAAAGCAACAGCGATGTGCCTGGACTTCAGGTTGTGGGTAGCGAGTCAGAACAACTGCCAGCAGACGGCAGCGCGGTGCCGCAGCCAGACGGCAGTTATTCTGGGCGTGTGAATCGTGATCCAGAGCCATCCGCATCGGCCCCTTCCAGACCGGCGCCAGCCGCTGCAGTCGAGCATTTGAGGAAGAACCCGCAACTGGCGGACCAGTTCCAGAAGAAATACGGCTATCTCCCGGAGGGTTTTTAATGGCCAATGCCTTTGACCGATTCGATGCGCAACGCAGCAAAACGCCCGAGCCAACCGGAAACCCGTTTGATGCATTCGATGAGGTTGCCGAAACGGAAGCTTTGAGTCAGTACGGGCCGTCGAAATCTTCCAACGCAGGTCGGTCATTTCCGAAACCCGAGCGCACGCCTGGCAAGGGACTGCAGCCGCCGGAGAATTACGACTCATTTGTAGAAGCCACCGGAAAAAGCCTGAGCAATGTTCCCGAACGCCTGCAGCAATCCTTCGGCGGGCTTGTTCAGATGCTGGGCGAGGACATGGGGCAGAGCCGCGAGCAGTTTGTGCAGCAGTCTGCCAATCGGCTCGGGATTACGCCGCAGGAATACAAGTTGATGGCATGGGCAGGCAACGAGGGCCTGGTGGATCCGGAAACCTCGATCCCGGAGGCGCTTAAAAGCCTGAAGTCTCGAATGCTCACCGAGCTGTCTCCGGAGCAGCAGGCTCAGGTGGCCGATATGGGGCTCATTAACCCCGAAACGGTTGCCGCCAAAGGCCGGGAGTTTCGAGCTGATGCGCAGTCCACCATGAAACCTGTGAATGCCGAGCCTGGCAGCCCCGAATACTACGCTAGTGCCGCCATTGGCAGCATTGCAGAAATGACGCCCGCCCTGATTGCGAGCGCACTCACCCGAAATCCCGCTGTCGGCATGACCATCATTGGCGGTCAGGTTGGCGGTGAGTCCTACGGCACAGTCCGCGATAAAGGCTTGTCCGTTGACGAGTCTCAGCGCTATGCGTTTGCGCAAGCCGCCGCTGAAGCGATCCCCGAATACCTTCCGATCGCCAAAATCCTGAAGCCCGGCGCTAACTTCTTCAAGAAGGTGTTTGATACCGCTATCGCTGAATCGTTGCAGGAGGGCGTTACCGCTGCCCTTCAAGCCGGCATCGACAAAGATACCATTCGCCCGGATATGACCTGGGGCGAGGCGCGTGGCTTGATTTCCGACAGCATGATTATTGGCAGCATTGCCGGCCCTGGCATGGTGGCCATTACTGAGCCACTGGTGCGTTATCGCAACCGGCAGTCACCGGAAGGCCAAGATCCTGAATCGGCCCCGCCAGTCTTGACCGAGACGCTAACTCAACCGGCACCGGACGCAGACATATCGGCATTCGGCCTGGATGTAACGCCGAGCGAAGCTAACCCATTTGATGTGTTCGATCAACGGGCGTCTACCCCTGAAGCCACCGCAGAGGTGGGCGCAGGGGACGGCCATCCGGTCGGGCGCAACGTGCAGGCAACTGAACCATCCAGCGAACCGCAGAGCCAAGAGCAGCCAGAATCGTCCGAGCCTGCACTTTCCGAGAAAGGCACCGGTGTATTCCGCGTTCCGGTCGATCAGATCAAGGTAGATCCGCAGCAGTATCAATTCCGAAGCCGCGTAAACGAGCAAGGTGTGGATCAGCGCCTGTCTGGCGTAAAGAAGTGGGATGATCGCCGATCCGGCTCTGTATTGCTGCACCGCCGGGAAAATGGCGACCTGTATGTGGCGGACGGTCACCACCGTGTCGATCTTGCCAAGAAGTTGGGCCAGGGTAAAATCAACGCGCAGATCATTAATGAGGCTGATGGCGTGACGGTTGAGCAGGCCCGCGTTGAAGCGGCAATGAACAACATTGCCGACGGTAAAGCTGAGCCCCTGGACGTGGCCAAGGTATTCCGCGGCAGCGAAGTGCCTGCCAATGAAATCCGCAGTACCTACGATCTCCCATCCAATCAGGTTGTGCGCGACGGCGAATCACTCTCCAATCTTTCGGATAACGTTTTTGGTATGGTTGCGGCCGGCCAGATGACCGAGAAAGATGGCGCTGCCATTGGGGCTGCCTTCACCGAGCAAGCCCAGCAGGAAGCCGCTGCCGAAGCCTTTCAGAAAGTTCAGCCGAATACCGAATACCAGCGCCAACTTCTGATTAACGAAATCCGTGCCGCAGAGTTCGCGCAGGCCCAGGGAGAGCAGGGCGGCCTGTTTGGTGACGACCCACAGGAAGTGTCGTTGATGCAGGATCGCTTGAAGGTTCTGGACTCTCTGCGTCAGCGCCTCAATTCCGACAAGCGCCTGTTCAAGAGCCTGAATGACAACGCTGACAGGGCCGGAGAGGCTGGCAATCAGATTGCCACCGAGGCCAACGAATCCATTACACAACAGAGCGCTCGCAGCCTGGACCTGATTGGCCGGGTGACAACAACCCCAGCCCTGAACGAGATGGTGAACCGTGCCGCTCGCCGGGTGTATGATGGCGAGAGCCGCTCGAAAGTGGTCACCGAACTGAAGCAGGAGTTGATGAGCTATGAACAGGGAGCAGATGCAAAAATCAGCGGAGAACGTAGCCAGGCACAGAGCCGCAAACCGGCTGCTGAATCAGGGCAAGAGCCGCGAGAAAGTGAATCAGTACCTGAGCCAGACACCACTGGAGCAGATCAAGGCGGACAACCAGAAAGCGAAGTAACGCCGTCGCTCGACCTCGAAACCCAGACCGAGGAACAACTGGCCGAGCAGGCCCGCGCCCGGGAAGAAGCCGAGCAGGCCAAAACCGAGCAGCGCAAGCAGGCAGAGCAGCGGGCGCAGGCTGACGAACAGGTGGACGAATTCGCTCTCACTGGGTCGGAACGCACTGCCGATGTGGCCATGGCTGCAGGACAAGAAGACCTGCTATCTCAGCCCGACTCCGAAACCGACACGAATCCTACCGAAGGCCAGAAGGGTTCTGACCGGCCAGACAATCGAGAAGTTGCGCCAGAAGATGAAGGTCGTGGCCGCGATAATAGCCGGACAGAAGATGCAGAAGGCGGCGAAGAAGTAAGCGCAGCCAGTGAAGCAGAGAATCTGACGGCAGGCCAGCCTGCCAGAAGTGGCTATCGCAAGATCAAGGACATCCTGCCGGAAAGCCTGGCCGAATCGTTCCCTTCGCATCTCATGCGTAATAAAGGGTCTTCCGAGCCACACGAGCGCATGTTCCCGTTTGACACATATAGCTCGTTCGATGCGATCGTTGAGCAGACAGGGCAAGAGCATCCTTCATACCTGAACTACAAGCCAGACGAGGTTCAGCCTGACGGCACTATCTACACGCCAGAAAATCTGATCCACGTCCTGAAGGGGTTGGAATCCGGCGTAAAGGATATGAACGGAAAGCTCAATGCCGGCAAGCAGCAGTATGGGGACGGCGCCCCAACGCCGAAGAAGTTGCTCGACACGTGGATTCGCCTGAAGCAGACCGAAAACACGGTCGCCAATTCACGTGCGAACTACCCGGATGCGTGGGCCATTTACGACCGGCGCCAGAAGGATTTACAGAAGCTAAAAAAAGGCGACAAGGTTCACAGGCCGTACAGCAGCCCTGAATCTCCGTATGGAACTATTGGCAAGATTATCCGTAAAGGGCCGAAAAACTGGCGGGTAAGCCAATCGCCAGGATCGCCACATTCAAGCCTGATCCCCATTGAGGCACTGGCTCCGGAGGGGGCTTTTGAGTCTGAGCCTCAAGGCCAGCAGAAAACCGAACAACAGGAGGTTGCACAGCCAGCCGATCCGGTGAATCGGGACTCCGTTATATCTGATTTTGGCGAGAAGATCGAAGGCGCCCGGAAAGACTACGCCAGCAAGATGAAGGCTGCGAAAGAGAAGGACGTTGCCGCTGTACCGCTATCCGAATCCTGGCCTGAGCCCAACTATGAAAAACTGATCGAATCCGGCGCCGATCCGGTTGCAATAGGTTTTGCTCATGCCGCCCGAGATGAAGTTCCGCCAAAGCCCCGCAAAGGCTGGAAGCTGAAAGGCTGGACGACGCAGGTCGAAACGCTGCGATCTGTCTCGGAAAGCATCATCGACGGTAGTGTGTCAGCATGGATGACGTGCGCAACCTGGCAGAGCAAAAAGAGTTCAGCGCTGTCTCGTCTTACGTCATGGGTCGCGCTGAATTGTACGCCGAGGTTGGTCACAGCAAGAGCCTGAAGGGCCTGCGATTCCATAAGGCTGACTTTGCTCTCTGGAATGGCGAGAAGGATGTTACCAAGTGGCTGATCGAGAAAAACCAGAAAGCCACAGCGTTCGATAACATGCCAAGCCAGTTGGTCGAAGCCGACACCAAAGAAGAAGCGATCAAGAAGTTCCGCAAAGTGCATGAGTCGCTGGGCGAGAAGGGCAAGACAGACAAGAAAGTCCGTTTTGACATTTATTCTGACCGCCGCGACAAGACCGATATATTCATTGGCAAGAAAATCGGCAAGGACGTTGTTCGGATTAAGGAGGGGTTCGATTCGGTCAAAGAGGCCCGGGAATACCTGAATGCCAAACAGGATGTGCTTGAGCGCATTCTGGACAAGATGAAGAATATCCCGGATCACCGCAAGGCGACCAACTCTCCCAGGGTCGGTGTGGATCACCGCAATGGCGGCGACGTAACGCCGGAAGCATTCGCGGAAGCGTTTAATTTCCGCGGGGTTCAGTTCGGAAATTTTGTAGAGCAGGGTCGCCGGCAGCAGGATCTTAACGAAGCCTATGATGGCCTGATGGACCTAGCCGGGATACTCAACGTTCCCGCTAAAGCTCTGTCCCTGAATGGCGAGTTAGGATTGGCCTTTGGTGCACGGGGCAAGGGCGGTAAAAACGCTCCGAAGGCGCACTATGAGTCCGGCAGCGTGGTCATTAACCTAACCAAGAAGGCCGGCGCGGGCTCTCTTGCACATGAGTGGTTCCATGCTCTGGACAACTATTTCGCCCGCCCTCGCGGCTCAGAATCCAGCGCCCGACGCTATGCCACTGACGGAAATCCAGATATAGCCGTGCGCCCGGAAGTTATTGACGCTTTCCGCAACATCCGCCAGACGGTCAACCGCATCCGGATGCGCGAGCGTAGCCAGAAGCTGGACAAGGTGCGCACCAAAGCCTACTGGTCAACCGATGTGGAAATGACCGCACGGGCCTTTGAAAGCTACGTGATCGAGAAGCTGAAAGACCAGGAAGGTGCCAACGACTACCTGGCCAATATCGTATCGGAAGAATACTGGGAAGCCTCTGAAGCGCTGGGCATGGAGGACAGCGACAGCTATCCGTACCCTGAAGCAGCAGAGATTCCGGAAATCCGGGCGGCCTATGACAACTTGTTCAGCGTGATTGAAACAGTTGAGCAGCCAAACGGCGCAATCATGGTGCGGGAACAGAATGGCGTGCCTTACTACTAGGTAAGGGAAGATCAAATTTCCCTCGATTTTGACGCGGAGCCAGAAAATGACGGACAAGCCAGCAACCTACCAAGTGGGCAACGTGGTGCAGATAATGCCGCCACAGAAGCCACTGATACTGGACGGAGATCGCCAAGAATACAAAATCAGCGGCAACGAGCCCGACAGATCGAGCGACAGTCGTTCTTCCACGGCCTCCGGGAAGTAACCAACGCCGCCGAAGCTGCACACGTACTTGCGCCCTTCCGAAAAGACGCCCACGAAACCATGCTTGCCCTCGTTATGGACGAGGACAGGCGCCCGCTTGCCATTATTCGCCACACCAAAGGTACTGTTGACGGTACTGCTGTTTACCCAGAGCGGTTCATTTCAGATATGGTCAGTGTTCCCGGCGCCGATTCTGTCTGGCTTTCGCACAACCACCCTTCTGGAACTATGTCGCCCTCTGGCTCCGACATAAAGATCACCCAGAAACTGGCACCAATGATCAAAAATGCCGACCTTAAACTGGAAGGTCACGTAATCATCGGGTTTGGCCGAGACCACACCGCCTTTGACGTATCCGACCGGAGCGACGGCGGGCTATCAATAACCGAAGCCGCCGTTCGAAAGCACAAGATCCCGGTGTTGGAGCGCCAAATCGCCAGCAAGACCGGAATGAAAAACGCAAAGCCAATTAAATCGCCAGATGATGCTGTTAAGGCGCTGAAAGACATTGCCGATAAGGATCAGACCGGCGTAATGCTGCTGGATAATGCCAATAGGCCGCTTGGATTTCTGGATCTTTCCGGGTATGACCTTGAGGCGCTGCGCGGAACAAGCGCTTACCGTGACGTGCTACAGGCCATTGCTTCGACCAACGCCAGCTCCGGCATTGTCCAGGCTGGCAGCGGCGTCAGAGACACCCAAAACCTTCAGCGCATGCTGGCTGACACGGGCGAATTCAGGCTGCTGGACGCGGTGCATGTCGATATTATGTTTGAGCGTGACGTTGATTACGGCAGCGCTGCGAATATGGGCGCACTGGAAACCAGCGGGGCATGGTTTTCACTCGATGGCGAATACCTCCGAACCAAAAACAAGCGCACCGACGCCCTCTCAGCCACCGAGGCCCGCACCCACGCAAGCACCCTAATGCGCGACTGGAAGGGCCGACCTCCAGTTATGATTGCCGACTCCATCAGCGAGTTCCCGCAGCGGTTGCGTGCAGCCATACGCAAGGCCGGCGCAGAAAGCGACATGCGCGGCGTTTACTTCGAGGGCAAGGTTTATATCCTGGCCTTCCGCATACCTTCCCGGGCAGCGCTGGAAGAGGTGGTGTTGCACGAAGTGGTGGGCCATTACGGCCTGCGCACCATGATGGGCGCTGAATTGAAACCGCTGCTGAATCAAGTGTATCTGAAGTTCGCCCGCACGGATCAGGCGAAGAAACTGATTCGCAACTACTTCCCGAAAGGTAATTTCAGCGCCAGTAACAGCAATCACCGCCTGACCATTGCTGAGGAACTGCTGGCGCACCTGGCCGAAACCGGCAAGCACCAGAAGCTGTGGAACAAGATTGTCGCCGCTGTGCGCGAAGGGCTCAGAAAACTTGGCTTTACGCTGGAAATGACGGAGGCTGATCTGCTTGGGATCTTGGCAGGAGCACAGAAGACCGTGGAGCAAGGGGGTATTTCCCGGCCATCCGAGGCCGACAACCATTTCCGACGCGCCTATCACGGCACGCCGCACCGGTTTGATAAGTTTTCGCTAGAGGCGATTGGGACAGGCGAGGGGGTTCAGGCATTTGGTTGGGGAATTTACCTAGCAAGCCGGAGGTCTATTGCCGAATACTACCAAGAAAGCGTTTCTAACGTCTCTGGCGGTGGGCTTAGTCTTGCTGGGGTCGTGCCAGCCTCTGCGAATGAAGGCCTCTCTAATGGAGCTTGGGTTGCGGCCAAAGACCTGTCCGAGCTTCTTGTACCCAACCCCAAGAACGTAAAGTTGTTTGGCGATCTCGATATCAAAGGTCAAAGGAGAGTGCTCTCTATGATGCGCGCTATCCTGCAAGACCGAGAGGTTCTCGATAGCGTTGTCAGCCTTGTCCCCATTGATATGGTGAACATGCTCGGAGGTCAAAAGCTTTCTGCCCAGGCTTTGCTCAACAATCCAGCGATGCTCATAGACCTGCTTCCCGCCAACCCTGATAATCTTGTAGCCAGCAGCATTTCGGCCATGGATATACTGGCCCCGGCTGTGGCACTTTCGGCTGCAAAAATTCATACCGGTCTTGGTCGTTTTGATGTGGCGGCGAGTGATTTCGTTTCCGCAGGCGGCACAGTTAACCATGGCAGTCTCCGAGATGTTTACGGAAAAATACCCCATCCATCCGAGTTTCGCAAGGGCAATCTTTACGAAGTCGAAATCCCCGACGACAGAGACCTTCTTGATTACGACAAGCGCTTGAACGATCAACCTCCTGGGATCACCGATGCAGTCCGGGCCATTACCGACGAGCAGCATGGCGAGGGCACCTTTGACTATTGGATGGAAGCCAACGAAGAAGGCGGTGATTACCGCGAGTGGCGCGACAACCTCATGGAAGAAGTTGAGGACCGCGACCTATCGCTGGCGCTCAACGAGAAGGGTGTGCCGGGGCTTCGCTACCTCGACGGAGACAGCCGCATTGATGCCGCTAACGGGGCTACCCACAACTACGTCATCTGGGACGAATCCGTGGTATCGGTGCAAGCCGTGAACGATGAAATGGCGCAGGCCGAGGCGTATTTCAGCCGGAGTGGTCAGAAGCAGACCGACACCGAAGCCTTCCGCAAGTGGTTCGGTGCAAGCAAGGTAGTGGATGAGAGCGGTGAGCCGCTGGTGGTCTATCACGGCACCGGGCAGGATGTGGCAGCCTTTGACAAAACGGCCATTGGTGAAGAAACGGACTTTGGGATTTTTGGGCAAGGTTTCTACACAATAAGCGACCCCGAACTTGCAAGTTTTTATGCGGCTAGGGCAGGGCGGAAACGGCATAGCGGCCCCAACGTAATGCCAGTTTACATAAAGGCTGAGTCACCGCTTTGGGTTAAAGAGGCAGGAAGAGACACAGAAACCAGTTTTGAGCGAATAGAGCATCTGATTGATGCGTTTAAGGTCGAGCACCCTGACGCGGATCGCAGGCTATACCCGATACTTGAAAGAGGTAATCTTTCTGAGGATTTTATTGAAGGCGATGATCAGTCAATATCTGAGCAGGTAAGCGAACTCATCGAAGACTTTGAGTTTGACTCGGTAATTTATGAGTTTGACGATGGAACTAAAGAGGTAGTGGTTTTTGAGCCGACACAAATCAAATCCGCCACCGGCAACTCCGGCACTTTCGAACCCGACAATGCGGATATTCGGTTTAGTCGCAGCACCGCACCCGCTCTTGACCCTCAGCCGTTCGGCCCTCCCAGCGACACCCTGATCCGCCGCCTTGTCTCTAAAATTGCCGACAAGCATACGGTACTCAAGGGCGTCCAAAAGAACATTCAGGAGCAATTCGGAGAAATCCCGGAGCCTGCCAACGCCTACCGCGCCGAAGAACTGTTCCACGGAAAGGTGGAAAATGACATTCGACTGATCCAGGAAAACATGGTCGAGCCGCTGGCCAAGGCCATGTCGGAGAATGATGTATCGCTGAAGCAGTTGGACGAGTTTTTGTACGCCCTTCATGCCCCGGAGCGCAACCGCGCCATTGCCGAGCGAAACCCGGAGATTCCCGAAGGCGGATCCGGAATGACAGATGCTGAAGCCGCTGCGATCATTAACAAGGTCGAGAAGTCTGGCAAGCTGAAACAGTATCGGGACCTGGCTAAGCGGGTTCATGACATGCTGGCCATGCGCCGGAAGATCCTCAAGAGCGCCGGCCTGCTGGATGAAGAAACCGTTGGCGCCTGGGAAGCCTCGTACAAAAACTATGTGCCGCTGAAGGGCTGGGCTGCGGATGAGCGGCAATCGGACACGCCACGCATCGGGAAGGGCTTTGCCATCGCCGGCAAAGAATCCCAAATGGCGGCGGGCCGGAAGTCCCGGGCTGCATCGCCACTGGCCAATACCATCAGTGATTTGTCGGAAGCTGTGTTGCGCCGCCGAAAAAACCAGGTCGGCAATGCCTTTATGAACCTGGTCGAAGCCTACCCGAATGGCAGCTACTGGCAGGTTTACTCCGACGAGAATCCGGAAGCCCAACGTAAGGCAGTGAGGGTCAAAGATCCGGCGACCGGCAAGATGAAAGTGAAAGTGCGCGAGCAGACCGTGCCCATGGCAATGATGAGCGACCGATATTTCACGACCAAGCGAGATGGCAAGACCTACTACATCAAGATCGAGGACGAGCGCCTGATGAATGCCATGCGCAACATCGGGCCGGACAACAGCAGCCTGCTGGTTCGCTCACTGTCCGCCGTGACGCGTGTCATGTCCTCGCTCAATACCAGCTACAACCCCGAGTTCATTATTTCCAACTTCTCCCGGGATATTCAGACTGCGTTACTGAACCTAACGTCGGAGCAATCCAGTGAAGACGGAAAGGCCCGTGGCAAGAAGATTGCAGCCAAGACACTCAAAGATGTTGGCACCTCCATTCGAGCCATCAATGCCAGCCTGAAGGGCAAGAAGTTGACTGGGAAGGCAGGAGAATGGCAGGCACACTTCGACCAGTTCCGGGCCGATGGCGCCAAAACCGGCTGGTTCGATATGAAGGATATCGACGGCCAGATGCAGGACCTGGAGAAGATGATTGCCGTGGCCGGTGGCGGGCCTGTCAATTCCGTGCGCAGAGCATTCAGGGCCACAACCGATTGGGTCGAAAACACCAACAGTGCCATCGAAAACGGCGTGCGCTTGTCTGCTTACGTTAATGCGATCGAGGCCGGTATATCCCGCTCACAGGCCGCATCCCTGGCCAAGAACATGACAGTGAACTTCAACCGCAAGGGCGAGCTCGGAACGATGATAAACGCCCTGTATATGTTCGCAAATGCGTCAGTGCAGGGTACTGCCAACTTTGTGCGCACCCTGGGCCGGCTGAACGGCGTCAAGGGTGATCCGGCCTGGCAGCGCATGCACACAGCGCAGAAGATTGCCGTGGGCATGGCCGTGGGTGGCTTCATGCTGTCGCTGCTAAACCGACTGGTGGCCGGCGAGGATGATGACGAAGTGAACTGGTGGGACAAGGTGCCAGATTACGTCAAGGAGCGGAACATTGTCATCATGAAGTCCTTAGCGGGCGGCGAACCTGGGGAATACTGGACGATCCCGCTGCCGTATGGGTACAACATATTCCCGGTGATCGGCACTCAGATTGAGCACATTGCTTTCAGCGAAAACCAGTCTTCCGGTGACGCCGCAAGCAACGTGGTACTTGCCGCCCTGGGTAGCTTCTCGCCCATCGGCTTCGAGCAATCGGAAGAATTGTACGGGGTTCTGGCGAAGAACATCATGCCCACGATCTTGCGGCCAGTCGCCAGCATTTCCCTGAACGAGAATTTCATGGGTGGGCCAATCTATAAAGAGAACTTTCCGTTTGGCACCCAGAAGCCGGACAGCGCCCTCTATTTCCGGAGCACGCCGGAAGCCTTCAAGGCACTTGCCGAGGGGCTGAATGACGCTACCGGTGGCAGCGAGTTTCGTAGCGGCGCGGCAGATCTTAGCCCTGACGTGATGCAGTTCCTGGTCGGCTACTACGGCGGCGGAGCCTACAACTTCTTTACCAGCCGAACGCCCAACTTCTTGCAGAAAGTGGCGACTGGTGTTGAGTTGGAGGACCGAGAGATTCCGTTCGTGCGCAAGGTCAGCGGCAAGGTGCTGCCGTATGAGGATCAGTCGAAGTTCTACGACCGGCGCAATGAAATTCAGCAGTTGGTAGCCGAGCGCAAGGCACTGAAAGGGCGAGAGCGCATTGAATTTAGCAAAGACTACCGCGACAAGCTTCGCCTGAAGCCCATCATTGACTCGACCGAGAAGCGGCTGAAAATGCTGCGAGAGCAACGGGATCGGATTGAACTGATGGATCTGTCGGCGTCGGAAGAAGATAGGCGCTTGCAGCAGGTTGAAAGACAGATGAAGCGGGCGATCAACCAGTTCAATAAGCGGTACAACGAAGCGGACGATTAGCGGCGACGGATGGCCCGGACAATTTCGGAGTTGACGTCCTCCCCGGCCTGAAGGCCGGGGCTTGTCGCGCATCCTGGTCAAGGTTTTGTGTGCAAACAATTACTCGACGCCATTATGTGCGCAGCGCAAGGCAGTCTTCAGGATGCCAGCGGGTATCTTCTGCATCTTGATACTTTGCGAAAACCCCGTATTGCGTGCTGATAGTTTTATGCTCGGATCTCGCTACAACCACACCTGTAACTTCACCCGAAAACATTAAAACTCTTACCTTTTCGCCAATCTCAAACCGTGGCGTCAGACGCTCTATTTCGTCACAGAGCGTTGTAACGTCACTCATTTGTATAGCTGGCCATCCGTCCGGGAAGTGGTCGTGCTCCATAATTCGACACTTTGCTATGATCTCGGAAATCTGATCTTTCAATGTTGCCCCCTGTCCAGTGCGTCTCGCACGTATTTGCTCCACTGTTCCGCCATTGCATCGGCCCAGCCCTGATATGTTTTTGACCTGACCTGCCAGCGGTCGTCACCAGGAGTCAGGCAGTTCTGCCCTGAATCGGTCTGGTTTCCCCATCGTTTAACCATATTTCCAGATCCTTTCGGCCACTCCACCAGCCTCGGCGGATAGTCAGAAGTCGGCTTCAGATTGGGTAGACCAATCAGCCATAGTCCTGTTTTCTTGCTGGCATCCTCGCCATACTCGAACGGCTGGATGTACTGGCTGGCCGGGCGGATTCGCGTGCTGATAACGCCCACCGGATCCTCCAGCGCAATAAACGGAACAGGCGCGTCCAGCATTTCTTTTACAAAATCCAGTGCCTCCAGCCTCTGCGCTCTGCGCTCTGCGCCTACCAGCGTTCCCGGCTTTACCTGCTGGTGATAGGGTCCGTCACCATAAGCCCATGCGGCTGAATTGGTGAGATAAGTACAGTCCGGATGGACAATGAACAGGTCCCACATTCCCGGCTTTAGGAGCAAGCGAACATCACATTGGAAGTGCCACTCTGGATCGCCAGAACACGGAAGAAGATCACATGAATAAGCATCATGGCCCAATGCTCTGAAAGCATCCCGTGTCACTGCACTGGATTCACAGCCAATCAAAACCCTTAATCGTTTCATTCCTTTACCCCATACTGCCGCTTCAGCTTCTTCAGCCGCTTTTCCATCATCCGGGCCTTTACCGGGCCTACCTGGTGCCGGTCACGCTTGAGGCGCCGGCTCAGGTCGGCAATGTATTCGCGCATTGCGGCCGGGTTGCGAACGTCCGGGATCTGCTCGTCGTTATGCTCTGGTGGTGGCGTGCTTGCAGGTGTCATTGTTGTTTCCCATCCATCTCGTCGGCTTGTTGGCGTAGGCTTTGGGCGTAGGCTTTAACCTCACGACGCGGAATCTCCACATATTCTTGGTCGTCATACTCGGGATCAAAAACCCCGATCTCTTGCCCAAACTTCTCCACCGCCTCGGCCTGCTTGCGGAGGAGCCATGCGGATTCGTACTCGTCCGGGTCGTCGCCCAAGAGCGTGCGGCAACGATCGGAGATTGGGCTCAGGGCATCGTGCACCCAGTCGGGCACCCAGTCGGGGTCGAGTGATCTTTGGCAGGCCGTGGCTGTGTCTGACACAAATTCCTCAAGCTCTGCCACCCTAGCCCGCAAAGCCTCGTTCTCAGCTTTGGCCGCGGTGAGCTTTTTGGCTATTCGGTCTACCTTGCGCTTAGGAACAGCGATTAGATCACTCATGGCCGCGATCCTCCTGAATGCTCCAGATAGTGTCGCCCACCATCTTGATCTCCCAGTTAGACAGATCATTCATGCTCCCAAGCTGGCGCTCCCGCTTCTCCCAGTCCTTGCTGACAACAGCAGCACCGAACTCTGCTTCCAGCATCTTCTTGATGCGGTCAATGACGATGGACTTGCCGCACTGCGTGGGCCCAGTCACGGTTATGCAGGCGACTTCAGGGACTTTGATGGTCACATTACGAGTTTTCACGATTCACCCTCCTTCGACTTGGGCGGCTGGGGACGGGTTAGGCCGGTGGGTTTCCAGCAACTATCCTGATAAATTCTGTGGCCTAGAGGGCCTTCTGCGCCGATTTGTTCTGCATAAACAAGCCTTGGCGAATCATCCAAAGTTCGCATGAAGTGAACCATGCCAAAGGGATCTTCATCCGCCTCAGTCGGCAACCTCTCACTGCACTTAACCCACCCATCACCCTCTGGCTGGGGTGTGGTGGACAGCAGGGCGTAGGCCCGATCCATCATTGCCCTGTGCTTGTATGGCGCATCTTCATCTACGCTCATTTCGTAGTCGTGCATTGCCTGTACCATTTCCTGAAGACACTCGCGCCACCCCTCCGGAACACTCCCTTGCTGACCCTCTGGCTGAGGTGTGGTGGCTAAGGCCTCGCAAAACAAATAAAGCCATGGCTCTTTGTCTTTCCATGCGCAGTAACTGATGCCTGGTCCGCGAATGATGTAACCATCTGTTTCAGGGTCGTCAATATGCGTGAGACGCCAGCCATCCGGCACACTCCCTTGCTGGGCGGGCTCGTTGGTGGCGTCCAGGTTGTTGAACGCCTCTGCGAACTGGTCTTTGTTGTGGATGTTCACGCGGCACCCCGCACGATTTCCAAGGCCATGTCGTAGCCTTCCCAGTTATCGACACCGGCGGCGGCCAGGGCCAGGTACATCTTGCTGTTGTGCTCCAGTTTCTCGTATTCCTTCTTGGAAAGAGTCACGGTTTCAGTGGAGTTTGGCTTACCGTCCATGCGCTCGGGTGTCGGGTCTGGATAAGTCAGCGGCGGCATTTCAAAGGCTGGCTTCTTGCCTTGGCTGCTAGGCGATACCCCATGACTCCGGGCTTCCGCTTCTTGGGCACCCAGCGCATCTTCTTCGGCAGCCCGCTTCGCCTTCGCTTCTTCCTCCTGCCGGATCTTCTCCCGCTCGGCATCCAGGCGCTTCTGTTCGGCTTCCTTGTGGTCGGCAATGCGGGATTTGACGATGGCGGCGAAGTCGTCGGCGGGCTTGCTCACGATCATATTCAGGTCACTGAACAGGAACCGGTAGTCAGCCGCGTGCTCGTCAATCTGCTTCAGGTTGCCGCGAACCGTGCTGGCGGTTTCATTCACCTCGATCTTGGCCTGGGCCATGAGGTCATCGCAGGCAGACTTCATGCTGCTGATGGTTTTCTTGCCCTTGATCGCGCCAGCAAAGTCCGGGATCTGCACCGGCATGTACTGGCCAACGTCAATGCCGCGAACGAACGTGTCGAAGTCCTGCTTGGCGGTCAGTACGATTTCCTGCTTGCGGGCGTCCTTCTCGGTCTTGACCGCCTTTTCCAGCTTCAGCCGGATCTGGCGGGTTTCCTCGCTGATCCGGTCAATGGTTTTCACCACATCGTCTACGGTCTGCATCTGCCCAAGTACGTTTTCCTTGGCACCGGACAGGCGCTTCTCCACATCCTTGCAGAACTTCACCGCCTTCTCGGCGTCCGCGAAATCGGTGTCGGTCTGCAGGTCGGTATTGATGCCCGCCAGGGTGGCCATGGCGTTCGCTTCGAATTCAGCCAAGTTGGACGATTCCACCATACCGCTTGCACGAACCACCAGGGAGGGCAGGGCATCAGGGGCTTTGCCTTCGGGCTTTGGCTGCTCGGTTTCCGGCACTTCGTATTCAGCCAGGTCTTTGGCGAACTGCTCCCAGGCTGCCAGCAAAGGCTTAAATCGGGATTCGTCGCGCTCGATCCAGAGGTGTTTGTAGTTTTCGCCCTTCTCGTCACAGGCGGTAAACAAGATCCGCTCAGCGCCGGACAGGGCGAACTGCTGGTCAAGCTGGACCATGTAATGCTCTTCGAGCTTTCCGGCATCGATCTGGGCAAACAAGCTTTCGGATGCCAGTTTACATTCCCACCCGATCTCGCCCGTAATTGAAAGCCCATCCATAGATGCCAAAAACCCGTTTTCCTCATCATCCAGGACGATTGGGAAAAGGTCTTCCCCGATTTCCTTCTCGGCGATAATTCTGCCAGCGGCCTCGGCCCGGTGCCCCTTATCAAATATGCGCTGCTGATGCTCGGATACCTCCGGCACAAGGCCGGTTGCCTTCTGCTTCAGCAAATCGCTGCGGCTCTGGTATTTGGATTGGCCCATCGCAGCCGGGGCTTCACTCGCGGTAAATCTTTTCGACCTGAGCTCTGCCCACTGCTGCGATCCCTGCGGAATGTTGACGATTTTTCCTTGTTGAAATTTCATGCCTCTGCTCCTTCTTCAAGCGCCAGAACCTGCTTGCGCTGTTCATCGGACAGCACCGCCTTGCTTTCCAACATTGCCACAATGTCACCGGCTGATTTCTTGCCGGACTCAACAATCTGCTGCCACTTGGCAAAGTTCTGCTCAAAGCTCTCTGAGCTATACGGCTCAAGGGCAGGGCGGGCCGCTTCCTTCGGCTGCTCATGCCGCTTCGCAATACCCATGTCCTGCTCCGGAATATCCCGCGCTTCCTCGACGGTAATCAGGCCGCCCAGGGCATCGGCAAACTTGTCGCGCAGGGCGTAGCCTCTGGCCCGCCACATCAGCATCCGTTTCGGGTAGGTTGTCCATGGCCCTTGCTTTCCCCAAAGCCCAGCCTGTTGCGCGTCAGCTTGGCTGAACGTCACGGTATGCTTGGCGGTGTCACCTTTGCGCCAGACCGTGCAAGTGGCGGTCATGGTTTTCTCGTCCAGGTCTTCTTCGTGGCCGCCAAACTTCGGGTGGTTCTGGACCAGTGCCAGCAGGGCGTCACCGTAAATCGCCGGCTTTCCGTTAATGACCGCCACGTTGGCCAGGGACTGAATCGGGTTAAGCCCCAACTCGGAACCCATCATCATTGCCACCAGAGCATCCTGTGGCTTGCCCTGGTAGTTCTTCGGGACCATCTGGCTACCGGCCAGCATTTCGGCCATACGGAAAGCCTCATCCATGCTGTTCGGCTGAAGGGCAAATCCCATGCCGGTTGTTTTTGCTATTGCGCTACTCATCACACTGCCTCCTTCTGATAAATGTGTGCTTCCGCCATGCCCCGAATATCCATCCGGCCAATAACTTCATTCACTGCCTTGGCCCGGACTTCCTTCAAAATCCGCACGGCTTCCATAGGATCTCGGTCAAGCATGGAAAATGCCAGTTCGATTTCGTCGCTACCCAGGTCATAGGCCGCCTCCATTACGTCAAAGCCGGTCATGTTTTCGTGACGCAGCATTTCTGAAAGATTCTCTCGGGCTTGCTGCTCAAGCCGCTCCATTTCCAGTTCAACTTCGGCGGCCTGGTCCTGTTCGCGCTGGTGTTGCATGAATGAGGTTTTCATCTGCCAGTCCTCGCTTTTCTCATTACGAAATCAACATCTTCCAGCTTTGCGCTGTGGATTGAGGTGTTCAAGATTCACCTCTGGCTTTTGCCATCAGGGTTTCGACTTCGTTGAACTCTTGGCTTTCGGCGTAATGCGAGTCGTCTTCAAGCAAGTAGGAGTGCAGCATATCCAGCTTTTTATAAAGCTCTGGAGCCACTGCGATTAGATTCGCGTCTTCCTCCTTTCTGATGCCGAGCATCGGGCTGATAACGTCATACTCGTCTGTCGCGACCGTGAAGCACGTCTCATTCGATGTTGGCGCGATCTGCTCAACCCGAACTTCCCATTGGCCTTTCGTCCATTTGTAAAGGCCCATCACGCCACCTCCCGCTCTACTCGCATCTGCTTCGCCAGACTCGCCAGGCCATTTGCAGCAGCCTGAACATCATCGGCAGAATCAAAGAACATGCTGAGCGTTCCGGTGCGTCCGCCTTGCTCGGCAAAGCTGGCCATGCCCGTTACTTCAAGGCTTGAGTCTGACGCCTGCACGGCTTCCAGTTTTGTGCTGTGAATTGATGTATTCATGGATTTCCCCCTTGAATTTTCGCCCGCACTCGATCCGCGTACTGAACGGCGCGAACGTGGTTGTCGAGATCGTATGTGTTGATCCGCTTTCTCAGATACGCCGGCAAGTTGTAGAAATCGTCCTCGCCAGTACCTTTGTATCCGAACCTGCCATCTGAATGTTTCTTCTTTGTCTTCGGAATAGACCCTGCTGTCAGCCGGCTTTGCGCTCTGAAAAACTGCGTTTCTAAGTAGTTCACTTTGCTCTCCGCTTTGTGTTCTTGGTCCATGTGCCAAACATTAGCAGCGCTTACTTGCGCGCGCAACAGCAGAGATAAATATCTTGTCCTGTTTTTTGGTTTAATCTGAAATAATTAATCGGAAAATTCGATAACAGATAAATTGTATCTTCCGGGTAGTGCTGCTAGCCTAACTCAACAACAGGAGGTCGAGTAATGCAGAAAATCAAACTTGAAGACTACTTGCTGGATAACACGCAATATAAGTGCGCAAAAGAAATCGGCGTCACCCCAAGCGCCATCTGGCAGATGCTGAGGGCTGGTCGGCACATAGAAATTACGGTGCATGATGACGGAAGCGTTGTGGCGCACGAGATCAAGCCGATAGGCAAAAGCAAAGCGGCAGCGTGATGGAATTACGCGCGAGCCGGAGCGCGATTGAAAAGCCGGTGACGTTGCGGGCCTTCGTCACATAAGCGAACCGGGATGGGAACCGGAGGAAAAAAGCCGCTGCACACGCCTGAACCTCCTTGCCGCAGCAGTATCGCGGTTTTGCAGTACCCAGGGTGAGTGTGCCGAGTAGCTGCCGTAAGCAGCTCATCTGAAAGCGTCCGGATCGGGCTTTTTCAGATGCGGAAAGGGTTGGGGGATTCCTGGCCGGCGCATCAAAGCAGTGAACTTGTGAAGTAGCAGCTGTGCGACAGCTGGCCCCACGAAATACTCGCGTCATTCAAAGGTGGGGCAACCAAACAGGCACAAAAAAGCCCGGCAGGCTACCAACCAAATACCGGGCTTTCACTCAAAGAGCTGAGGTAATTATGAGCAAAGACACCCCAAAGCGCAAGCCGATACCGCCAAAGGTGCGGTTTGAGGTTTTTAAGCGTGACTCCTTCAAGTGTCAGTACTGCGGGCAATCGTCCCCTGACGTGATTCTGCACGCTGACCATATCAAGCCAGTTTCAAAAGGTGGCGATAACTCCATCATCAATCTGATTACTGCCTGCCAGGGCTGCAACTCTGGAAAGTCGAACGTAGAGCTGGACGATGGATCGGCTCTAGCTAAGCAGAAGGCTCAGATGGATGAGCTAAACGAGCGCCGCGAACAACTGCAAATGATGATGGATTGGCGTGCCAGCCTGAAGGATATGGACACGGAGGTTGTTGAGACTCTGGTTGACGAAATTGAGTCAGTTATGAGCACCCGCGAAGTGAACGAGCAGGGTGAGCGCTCCGTCCGGAAGTGGTTTAAGAAGTATGGCTATACGCTGCTCAGCGAGTGCATTGAGCTTTCGGCATCTCAGTACCTTCGCTTCGATGATGAAGGCAATTGCGAGGACCAGGCAGCTCAAAAGTTTTTCAGCATGATTCCACGAATAGCCGCCAACAAGATGAAGTTTGGCGACGACCCCGATATGGCCCGCCTGTACTACGCGCGCGGAATTCTGCGCAACCGCCTCAGCTACTGCAATGACCAGATGGCAATTGACCTCATGATTGCCGCCAATGAAATTGTTGGCGACCCCGAAGAGATGGTTGAGCTTGCTAAGCGGGTGCGGAACTGGACGCAGTTTCGGGATCAAGTGGGCGAAATTATTAAAGGGGCAGAGCAATGAGAGCCAGAAATATCAAGCCGGGATTCTGGCGGAATGAGCAGTTGGTTGAGCAGCCTTTTCAGACACGCCTGCTTTTTATTGGTCTATGGAACCTTGCTGACAGAGAGGGGCGAGTCGAAAACCGCCCGAAGAAAATCAAGCTGGAAATCTTTCCGGCTGACGACGTTGATATAAGCCTAGAAATTACGAGGCTTTCCGAGGCCGGCCTAGTAAAGGTATACGAGGCTGATGGCGTTAAATGCATTGAGGTCGTTAACTTCAAGAAGCACCAGAATCCGCATCACCGCGAAGCCGAAAGTGAATTGCCGCCAGCCCCTGAAAATAACGGCACTGACCCGCAACCTCCTGAAAATAAAGAAGCCCCGGAAAGCCCCGGACAAGCCCAAGGCCAGCCCGAGGAAAGCCGTGCTGAATCCGGATACCTGAATCCTGAATCCGGATACCGGATTCCTGAAAAACAACACGGCGCATCTGCCGATGCTCAGCCGAGTGAGAATTCTCCACCCAAGCCAGTTAACCCCAAAACCCCGGCCATTGATTATTCATCCTGGCCAGAGCTGCCTGACGAGCAAATCCTCAAAGATTGGCTTCAGTCTCGGAAAAAGGCGAAAGCCACCCATAGCCAGACGGCTATCAATGCCATAGGCAAAGAGCTGCACAAGGCTGTGGCGATGGGCTACACGGTCAACCAATGCGGGGAGGAAGCGGCCACCAGGGGCTGGCGCGGCTTCAAGGCTGAATGGTTGCAGGGATCGGTTGCCCCGGAAAACGGCCCGGGCAAAGGCATAACCGCCCACTTGCAAGCAGTCCCAACTTCCAGAGAGCAGCGAATCCACGAGCAGAACGTAGAGATTGGCCGCCAGTGGGCAGCAAGACGGAGGGCGCAAGGTGAATAACAACGAGATGGAAGACTTTGCTGAAATCTGGACGGCGGCCTATGCGGTTTATGGCAAGACCGTCAGCGACCCCATGCTGGACGTGGTATTCAGCGCTCTGAGCAGCTACAGCCTGCAGGATATCCGTCGCGGCCTGTCCGGCCATATCAAGAACCCGGACTCTGGCCAATTTCCGCCGAAGCCCGCTGATGTCATCAAGCACATTTCCGGAAACAGCCAGTCGGCAGCCGGTGAAGCCTGGGCGAAAGTCGATTACGCCATTCGGTGTGTTGGCAATTACCGCTCGGTGGTGTTCGATGACACAAAGATCCATGCGGCCATCGAGCGCCTGGGCGGCTGGGCGAAAGTGTCGACAACCACCAACGACGAATATCCGTATCTGCAAAACCACTTTCTGAAGTTGTACCAGGGCTTCACTGTTCAGCCGCCCGAAGCATTCCCTCGCAAGTTGATGGGCTACTGTGAGCACCAGAACAGTCAGCAATCAGAGTTTGCCCGAGGAAAAGCGAAGGACGAGCCAGCGTTGATCGGCAACCCTGAGAAGGCTAGAGATGTTTATCATGGTGGCGGAGATCAGGGAATTGCTCAGATTACCCTGAATGGTGCCGGCGAATTTCTGGATCGGCTGGAAAATCAGCCTAAGCGGCTGGGAGGTGCGACTTGAACGCAGCAGTCCAGCCTTTGGTAGAGTCTCAGTTCTTCGCCCCGGCCAGCACGGATATGGTGGACGGTCTTGTTGGTCGCTACCGTGCCGAGCGTGACCGCATGGAGCGGGTAGTTGACTACGTGACCGGTGACGACTTCCGTGCCGTGGTCGGCTACTTCGAGGATGCCGCCCGGCGCAAGAACTATCGGGCCGTATCAACCCCTAGCTTCAAACTGGAGCAGGGCATAGCAGCACTCAATGCACATTACTGGCAGCAGGCCCTGAATCTGACCGATGTGCTGGATTTCATGCCGAGCAAGCGCCGTGAAGAGTGGTTCGACAGCATCCAGAAGATGGAGACCCCGGACTTTGAGGAATTGACTGTCCGGGCCACGCTGTCCGAGATGCTGGCCGCCAGGATGGATTTTTTAGCCGAGAAAGTGGACGGAATATTCCGGGCGTTGAGCAAAACGCACATCACAAACCAGCCGGAGGGGTTCAGCAAGCGGATGATCATGTCCGGAGTGACAAATGATTGGGGCGTATACGGCAGGAGCAAGACCGGGCACATAAATGACCTGCGTCAAGTCATTGCCAAGCTCATGGGCCGCGATGAGCCGGACTGGAATGCCAGCAACCGTGTTGTAGAGATTGCCCGCAGCGACTTCCGGGGCGAGTGGGTGACACTTGACGGAGGGGCGCTGAAGATCCGTTGCTACCTAAACGGAAACGCACACGTCGAGATCCACCCAGATATTGCATGGCGACTGAACGAGATACTGCACCACCTGTATCCGATGGCCATTCCGTCTCGGTTCCGCCAGAAGCCGAAGCGCAAGCTCAAGGAGCACGTTCTCATGGAGCGGCCCTTGCCTTTCGCCGTGCTGGAGGTACTACACCGAATGAAGCCGGAGCGGCATGAGGAATACCGAACAAATTATGGTGATCTACTTCCGCCAAAAACCACGAACCCGAACAATCTGGCATTCGATTTTTCAGACCGCGACAAAGGCGTAGCCTCAGAGATACACGACATTATGCTGATGCTGGGTGGCATCAAGATATCTGACAAAGGCAGTTCGTGGTATGAGTTTGACTATGACGCAGTTTCGGTCGTGAGAGAGATCGTGTGCAGCGGCTGCATCCCGGACCAGAAGAGCCACCAGTTCTATCCGACACCCGAGCATATCGCTCGGGATGCGGTGGAGATGGCAGAGATTGGCCCAGATCATGATTGCCTGGAGCCTTCAGCCGGAACCGGAAACTTGGCAGATCAGATGGGAGCGTGCGGGAGTATCACCTGTGTCGAGGTGAGCCAACTTCATGCTGATGTATTGCGCGCCAAGGGATACTATGTAGAGCAAGTAGATTTTCTAAGCATGACAAGCCTGCGTGCATATCACAGGGTGATAATGAACCCTCCGTACAGTCAGGGCCGATGGCAAGCCCATGTAGAGCATGCCGCAACGATGCTCAGACCTGATGGCATACTGGTAGCGATAGTGCCAGCCAGCGCAAAGGGCAAGGACGTGCTTCCAGGTATGAGTATTACATGGTCCCGCGTGTACGAAAACCAGTTCCGGGGCGCGTCAGTGGACGTGGTGATTATGAAAGCGGAGGCGACCGCATGACTGCAACATTGTCAGACAATCCCGCAGTACAGCGTAAGCCGGGCTGCTTCAACCGCTCCCGGTCTGCACTGAGTGCTCCGTATATCGTGCCTGCCGGCTTCAAGGAGGACGGCTCGAAGCGATATGCGACCGTCCGTACGGCTTGGAATAACGCGGCGTCTGGGGCGTGTCAGCACGCCTCAACGGACGAGGGTAAGGCGGATCCGGATTGCGAAGGGTGTATTTGGAGGGTGAGCGAGTGAGCAGACGTTATCAGATCAAAACCGTTGTGGACTTTCTGAACGTCCCGAAGTACAAGCGGGCAGAGTGTCTGGCTGATTTTCAGGAATGGCTGTCGATCATGGACAACCACAAAGAGCTTGAAGAGTTATTGGATCAACTGGCCGATACCAAGGGCGCCTTCCAGACTCAACACAACAGCTTCACCTGGATTGATGACGGCAAGCGTGGCGTGAGCGGTGTTGAGTTCAGCGTTAAGGGTGAGGACTGAGCCATGACAGAGCAAGAAGCATTCGACGCCAGAGCCCTGATGATGCTCGCCGGGCAGCAGCCCATGAGTTGCTCCGAGCTGGCCAGGCACCTGGGCAGCGATCCGCTTACAACCAGGGAATCGCTGAAGCGGCTGAAGAAGGCGAAAGAGGTGATTGAAATCGAGCGCCAGAGCGGCCCGCTTTTGTATGAGAAGGCGCATGGCGGCTATTCGCCTTGGCCTAAGGGGGCTGCGTGATGGATCACTTTTCATTCTGCCCGAACTGCGGCTCAAACCGGATTCCCTGCGGTTGCGCAGCCGCACAACCCTGTAATTGGTGCCTCCGAAATCATCACCCGAGGGTTGCCTGCGAGGCCAAGGTGAAGGGGATCGAGAAGATTGTTAAGGGCGCCATGCAAGACGCGGAACGAGAGATTGAGCGGGAGAAGGTTATGAAAGCAGATTGGGACCAGGCCCCGGAGTGGGCAACAATGTTCGGTTTGGCTGGAATTAAAGAAATGCCTGTTTGGTACAACCTTCAGCAGTATCAGCACACTTCAGGCGCTCAATGTCACCGGATTTTTGCCTTTCATGAGGGGTGCGGATACCCGATACACGCTATTCAGCGGATAGAAATGCGGCCAGCCAAGCCTGACCCCAGAGAGTGGAGGGAAAGCATCGTTGACCGGATCGGAGAGCTTGGCAATCAAGTTCATAACTTAGGGTGCGACTGGCAGAACGACGAGGACATTTCTGACGAGCTGAGCCAAATCTCGGTGCAGCTTTGGGAGGTTCAGAAGCAAGCATATATCCGCACCCAAGCCGAGCGGGAGCGGGAAGATCTGGCAAGCCTGTGTCGCGCCAAATTCAACCAGCACACCCCATCATCGAATCCGCACCTTTGGAAGCAGGTTGCTGACGCCATCCTAGCCGCTGGCTGGCGCAAGGAGGATTAATGGCCAGCCTATCCAGAAAGATCACGGCCAGCAACCAGATCCCATTCGTCACGCAATGGGCGCAACAGGTGATTTCCAAGGCGCTTGAGGGCGGCCCGGTTCAAATCACCCTGGGGCGCGTGAGCAAGTCGCGGGATCAGGAGGCGCGTTATCACGCCATGATCCACGACATTCACCAGCAATGCTTCCGGGGCTATTCCGCCGAAGGTGTGAAGGCGGTTCTGGTCAATCAGTTTTCCATCGAGCGCGCAGAACAGGGTGAACCCTTGGCGCATCCCGGGGAAAAGGTCTGGGACTGGAAAACCAAGGAGCCGGTGTATGTCCGGCCATCGACCAAGAAGTTCCGCAAGAAAGAGGCGTCGGACTTCATTGAGTTTCTTTATAGCGTGGGCAGCGAATTCAACGTCCAGTGGTCCGAAAAGGCCCTGGCAGTTTACGACGAGTTGATGGAGGCAAGGGTAGAATGAATCCAGACAGAATCGAACGTCAGCAAGCAATCGGCGCGTGGCTTTCCGACAACTGCTGGAAGCCGCGAAATTCACTAAACGGAGTCAGCTTTGCGGAGCTGATGTGCCAATTGAGGGTCGAACAGTGACCAGCATCGGCCCAACCAGACTGTCAACCAAAGAGCAGGAATCCGCCGATATCGAGCGCCTGACACGCGAGTATCTGCGCAAGGGCGGCAAGGTCGATCAGGCGGATTTGCGCAAGACCAAGACGGTTGACCTGACCTTCCGGCATTATTCGAGGGCGGCTATGGAGGATGTGAGATGAAGGGTCGCAAGCCAACGGCTGAAGAAAAGCGCTTCCACGACAAGATTGCTAGCCTGGGCTGCATTGCCTGCTACCTGGATGGCCGCTACAACCCAGAAGTTTCAATTCATCATGTCGACGGACGGACGAAGCCTGGAGCTCAAATGAAAGTGCTTCCGCTCTGTGCCGGGCACCATCAGGACGGCACCGAAATTCCCGGCTTAATCGCCATCCATCCGTGGAAAGCAAGATTCGAGAAGCTTTACGGGCGGCAGGAAGAACTGCTGGCGCTGTGTCATGAACTGCTGGAAAGGGATACGTAATGGGAAAGCTATCAAGAACAAAGGGCGCGGCAGGTGAGCGGGAGTTCTGCAAACTACTGTCCGCTGAACTGGAATACCTGGGCGTTGACGCAAGCCTGAGTCGCAACCTGCAACAGGCTCGGGATGGCGGTTACGACATTGACGGCCTCGATATGCTTGCCATTGAGATTAAGCGGGCAAAGAAGCCAGACATCCGCGCCTGGTGGTGCCAGTGCGTACTGCAATCCTACGAATCTGATAGAACACCGGTGCTGGCCTACCGACTTGACAACCAGAAATGGCGCGTTCGGATGCACATCAACGACATTGCCAATCTTGACGTTTCCGTGAACGCCAACGACTCGCTTGAGTTCACGGTTGAAATGGACCTGAGCTTGTTCGCACAACTTGTTGCGGACAGGCTGTTGAAGCGAGATGGGAAAGCCGCTTGAATCAAGAGCAGCACAAATCCGACTGCCTTGCACGATGGCAGGCACTGGAAGCCGAAGCCCGCAAGAAATGGGGCGACTACCGGCGAAAGCGGATCACCAGGAGGGAGCTTGAGGGCTGGCTGAAGCAGCAAAGTGAGATGGATGAGCGGACGATTCGGGCAATGTTTAACGCGATGCGGGGTGGCAGATGAAGGTAGCAAAGACGAAAGCAGATCAAGTGGGCCGACAGCTGGCAGAGCGTACCGTTGACCTGTTTCTGGAAGTGCTGTTCAGCAGCGACCAAGACGCGGGCTGGCAGGGTGATTCCGTCATCGGCAAGCTGGTGGACTTCAAGGGCGATCTGCCCATGAGCTCAGGCTTCAGCGGATTCAGCAAGGTGTGGGAGAAGTCGAAGCTATTGGGTGAATGGTCTGACGCTCACAAAGGAGCCTGCGTGATCATGCGCAACCTGTCCGACCGAAAGCGTGAGGCCGTGACCATAGACAGGTCATATCGCAATCGCGTGAAGGCTGCCATTGATCCGGTCGTGCCAGAGGCAAGGGCGGAAATACTGTGGGACGACCAGCGCTGCGCCGACCTTCTTCAGTGCACTGTCAACGCTTTCAGGAAGCGAATCGCTGAGGGATACCAGCAAATTGAAGACCATCTGAGAGCTGAAATTCAGAAATCCGCCTGAACTGACTGGAGAAAGTTTGCACAAACCGCATTAGAATGTATACTCTCAGGTAATTAGTAGTTCCGACCCCAAAGAAAGCCGCCATCACTCCGAGTTGGCGGTTTTTTTGTGCCCGGAACCAGCTACAACGTGCGGCCTACGCTCCCAGGCTGACCAGCAACGTCAGGCCATCATTCCATAGCCGCTCGGTGAGGTTGGCGCCCTCTTTGTGACGCAATAGCCCCAGCATCCAGACACCGCCCAAGCCTCTGCCTCGACATTCCGAGGGATCATGCTCAAATCGCAGGCGGTTTTAAAAAAAGCCGGTGGACGCGCCGGAAGTCCTGTCAGCCCTCTTGCTTCGGCTACGGCTGGCTGGGCGACCCTATTCCTCTCATCTGCAAGCCAGCAGAGCCTTGCCCTCAATCGAGGGCTTTTTTCTTTAGAGGTGCAGCATGGCAAAGGTTATCTTTGGAAATGACGTTGTTTTACTTGATCCCGAAGATCTTTGGCTGCTAGAGCACAACGGCTTCAGTCAATGGAGCGTGAGAACAAACAATGGAATGAGATACGTAGGGCGCAAGCCTGTTCCAGGAAGCTCGGATAAAACCTACGAAAGCCTGCACCGACTTATCGCTGACTGCCCTGAAGGCATGATGGTTGATCATATTAATGGCAACACTCTTGACAATCGACGGAGCAACTTGCGCGTCTGCACTCATGCCGAGAATATGCGTAATCGAAAGATTCACAAGAACAACAAGTCGGGCTTCAAAGGCGTTTATTTAGATCGTATCACCGGGAAGTGGAAGGCTCAGATAAGAAATAATCGGAAGAGGTTTTATCTGGGTTCCTACGAGACGCCAGAAGAAGCCAGCAAGGCATATTTAGATGCAGCCGAAAGGCTCCATGGCGAGTTTTTCAGGGCTGCATAATCGGAGGTCGCATGAGCATCCACCCCGGCCAGCTCCGTGAGTACATCATTCGCCCGGTCCTGAACCGTATCGGCCTGTACTCCGAAGCCGCTGAAGAACTGCTGATGCTCACGGCGGCCACCGAATCCCTGTGCGGGAAGTTTGTGCATCAGGTAGGCGGGCCCGCATTGGGCATCTTCCAGATGGAGCCTCGCACCCATGATGATATCTGGGAAAACTTCTTGAAGTACAAGCCAGCCCTGGCCATGCACGTCAAGACCTATGGCCGAATCTCTCAGCAGCTTCCCGGCAATCTTTACTACGCCTGCGCCATGGCTCGGGTGCATTACCTCCGAGTGCCTGAGCGCCTGCCTTCAGCGATGGACGTTGACGGCCTGGCCCGGTACTGGAAGGACCACTACAACACCCATCTCGGAGCCGGCCAGCCGCATGAGGCGGTTGAGAATTACCAGCGCTTCGCGGTGGTTGATTAAACCCTAGCAAAATGAACCGAGTCGAGAGAATGCCTTGGAGCCAACTTGCCCAAAACTTCAGCGAAGGTGGAGGAATCTGGGCCTTTGTCAGCGCGATCTTCACAGCCGCCTGCTTTGCAGCCGTTGGCTTATTCAAGGTTCGCACCAGCTCGGCTATTGCCCGGGACGCAGATCTCAAAGAACGTGAGGCCGCCCTTGTCCAGCATCTTGCCGCCGAAGTGAGTCGGCTGAATGCTCTGGTGGCCGATCTGGATATTGCCTTGAAGGCCCAGGCCAATGAGCACCGCGAAGCCATGAACCGTGAGCGCGAAGAGTGCAACGCCAAGATGGCCGCTCTGAGGGCGGAGATGGAGATTCTGAAGCGCCGGATGAGTAACGAGGAACAGCGCGGTGATTAAGTGGCTGTACGATCACTATTTCATCACCACCCTGATAGCGCTGTATTACATGGCCCTCTCTGGCTACGGCACCTATCAGGTGTTTAGTCAGATCACCGAAATCACCGGCTCAGGCGTTGCGGTATACGGCACATTGATGGCGTTACCTCCCGCTGCCGTGGCAATGATTCGCTGGCGTATTGGCAAAGACAATCAGGGTGAGCAATGAGTAAGATCACGCTTGGCGCCATTGCCGTTCTGGTCATTCTGCTCGGAATCTCCGGCTATCTTCTGAAAGGGCTTTATGAGCAGGTAGGCGAACTTGAGCAGGCCAACGCCCAGCTTGAGCAGTCTCTGAGCGAACAAATTGACGAGAATGACGAATTGCAAACCGAAATTGAGCGAAGGGATCAGGCGGTATTGAACGCCAAGCGAGCCGAGGCCCGCGCCCGATCCGAAGCTGACTCTATCCGTCGCGACCGCGACAAGGCCCTGAAAGATGATCCGTGGACTCGTAAGCCTGTGCCTGCTGCTGTTGTTGACAGCCTGCAAGCCGGCGCTCGTCAAGACCGAGACTGAGTACCGATACCCACCGGCCTATCTGCTGGAGCCGTGCCCGATTCCATGGCCTGGCGACTCCATGCAGAACCTGGACTTGGCCGACTATTCAAGCGACCTGCAAACCATGTTGAGAATCTGCAATAGCGATAAGGCTGAGATTCGCAACTGGCGCAACGATCACGAGGTTCCCAAATAATGCCCGCACCCATAGTCCTGAGAAACCTGACCCCGGAGACGAAGATCGTTCCGAATCCGCCTGCTGGCCAACCGGTGATTGCTACGAAAGCTGCGTTGCGGGATGGGAGTCGTCCGACTTCGGGCGGGGGTGATCCGGTTGATCCTGCGCTCCCCGGCGCATTAACCGAGCAGCAATGGCTGGACGTTCTCAGAACCCAAGGCTCCGGTACGCCCGACCCTAAGTTCAACCCCGACACAGATATTACCTTTATCGGCGCTTTTCGCATTGGATTTAAGTCGAACGCAGAAAGCGGGCCTGCCGGCGATTCAGTACCCGCTGGATGTCAACGCCCCGGCCAAGCGCACGTTCACCGCCAATCGTCTGCTTAAGTTCACAGCAAGCGAGCCACTGTTCTTCATGCAGCCCGGCGAGATCCTGGATTATGACTTTGATTTGACCGACTGGCTGGCCGAGCAGGGTGGCGACATTGCCGAGGGCACGCACGAAATCACCGAGATGGCTGAAGCGCTGGATGTGCTGATATCTGGCCACGTTCCAGGCACAGGCCGAGTGAAGGTCTGGTTGGAGGCGGGCAAGGTCACTGACAGCCAATCGTCTCTGGTGCAACTGAAAGTCTCCACCACCGGCTACCGGACTGGCGTTTTCCAGTTCCGTGTGGTCATCATCAACTGGATGCAGTAAGAATCATGGCAAATAACGGTAGCAAACTGGGTAAGAAGCCGAGGGAATCGACTCTGGCAAAGTTGCGCGAGTTTGCCGATATGTATCGCGGCGGCAAGGAGGGCCTTCGAGGTAATGCTGCTCGCTGTTACGCCGAGATGCACCCTGGCGCCCACCCAAAAAACTGCGAAGCCAGAGGCAGCGAGTATCTGAACCACCCGTACACGCAGGAATACATGCGCGAGAAAACGGACAAGGTGGCCGAGAAGGCGGATGTAACCCAAGAGCGCGTAATCAGGGAAATTGCTCGGATTGGATTGTTTGATGTCCGGAAGCTGTTTGATAACGCGGGCAACCCGCTACCCATCACCGAACTGGATGACGATGTAGCGGCTGCCATTTCCGGCATTAAGGTCGTTCAGATGGGCGGCAAGGATGGCGAGGAAGTCGCTGGCCAGGTGATCGAGTACAAGATTGCTGACAAGAACAGCGCTCTGGAGAAGTTGATGAAGTATCTGGGGGCTTACGAGAAAGACAACGCTCAGAAAGCCAAGTCCCTGCAGGAACTGATTGACGAAGTTCGCGGTGAAGGATGAACCGAACCGCCGAGGTCAGGCTGGCCGAAGCCTACCTGGCCGCCATGGAGTCGGGCGAGGTCACTGAAAAGGCCCATCTGGTCGAGGCCCTGGCGCTCAAGTGGTTCCGCATCAATACGCTGTACTTCATCAAGGACAAGCACGGTCGAAAGATTCGCTTCCGCCCGAACGAGGCTCAGAGGCAGCGTTACCTGGCCGGGCACAGCCGCAATATAATTTTGAAGGCCCGCCAGCTCGGCTTCACGACGTTCGAGATGATCGACGCGCTCGATGACTGCCTGTTTAGGGACAACTTCAGCGCCGGCTGCATCTGTCACAACCTGGACGACGCAAAAGACATATTCCGGAACAAGATCACGTTCGCTTACCAGAACATTCCGGAGGCGTGGCTGGCGATCTTTGATCAGATTGGCCTGAGATTTCCCAGGCCGGTGAGCGACAAGAGCGGATCGGGCGCCTATGTGTTTGACAACGGTTCAAGCATTAACGTGTCCACCAGTTACCGGGGCGGAACGCTGCAGCGCCTGCACGTGTCGGAGTTCGGCAAGATCTGCAAGCGCTACCCGCACAAGGCGCAGGAGATCGTGACCGGTGCATTCGAGGCCGTCGGTATCGGCAACCAGATCACTCTGGAATCCACCGCTGAGGGCCGCGAGGGCTATTTCTTCGACTACTGCCAGCAAGCGCAACATTTGCAGGAGTTGGGGCGAGCCCCAACAGAACTGGATTTCGAGTTCCATTTCTTTCCGTGGTGGCAGGAACCGACCTACACCATGAGCCCGAAAGCTGTGTCTATCCCGCAGCGGCTGCAAGAGTATTTCGAGCGCCTGTACCACAAGCACGGCATTCAGACGACTCAGGGCCAGCAAGCCTGGTACGCCAAGAAGTCACAAACCCTGCTGGACGACATGCAGCGGGAGTATCCGTCAACACCGGAAGAAGCCTTTGAGCAGTCGGTGGAAGGCGCATACTACGCCACGCAGATGCAGTTCCTGCGCAAGAACAAGCGCCTGACCACTGAGGTGCAGGTCAATCCCCAGTTGCCAGTCTTCACTGGCTGGGACTTAGGCATGAACGACTGTATGGCCATCTGGTTTGCCCAAATTGTGGGCCGGGAAGTCCACTTGGTGGATTACCTGGAAGGTTCCGGCGAGGGCATTGAGTATTACGCCGACCAACTGAACAAGAAGGGTTACCGGTACGGCGGGCACTACGGGCCACACGATCTGGCTGTACGGGAGCTTGGAACGGGGCTATCCCGCGCCGATGTGGCACAACAGTTTGGCATCAAGTTTGAGGTTATCCCAAGAATCAGCAATCAGGCCGAAGGGGTGCAGGCAGTTCGCCAGTTCCTACCGGCCTGCTGGATTGACGAGGAAGCCTGCGCTCAGGGCGTCCTGTGCATCGACAACTACCGCAAGGAATGGGACGACAAGCGGGGCGTTTATAAGGATAGCCCGCGCCACGACTGGGCCAGTCACGGAGCCAAAGCCCTCGAAACCCTGGCCCGGGCGGATCTGTTTGCCCGACTGTCCCGACAAGATTTTGCCAAGAGTCGCCCGCCGAGTCGAAGAGGCTCATGGGCCGCTCACACATAGAGGTATCGCATGGCCATTCTCGAATCCGATAAGCCGGTCAACCTGACCCAACGTGAAATTGCCGTGATTGTTGCCAAGAGCATCACCGAAACCGGCCTGCCTGTTCCATCCGGGCGTATCCGCAACGACGTGGACCACATCCAGATTGACCCAATCATTCTGGAAAAGCGCGTCACGCAGCCAAAGATGGGTGTTCGCCTGCAATTCGTCACCAAGGATAACTTCAAGGTGAATTTCAACATCGATATTGAGCAGTTCGAGGCCAATCCGGGCGGCTACATGACCGATTTGTTTGAGCGGCTAGGGGAAATGCTGCGTAACAGCCTGAAGATACGCAAGAACACAAAGCTGATGAACTCCGCCATGTACGACATTATGACCGAAGGGGCTGCCGCCAATGGCTAATCTGGGACTGCTGCAGCACAAGTCTGCCGGTGATTTGCGCAACGAAGAAACCTATGAGGCGCAACAACTGGCTGACGAGCAGGCCCGGCGCCGTGACGCCTTTGAAAGCTCTCTGGCTTCCCATATTCGCAAGAGCTGGGAGGAAGCCAAGATGGCCAAGCAGGAGACTGAATACCGCCTGCTGGACTGCCTGAGACGGCGCAAGGGTGAGTACGACCCGAGCAAGCTGACTGCAATCAAGCAGGAAGGAGGTAGCGCCATTTTCATGATGCTGACCACCACAAAATGCCGGGCTGCGTCATCGTGGATCAGAGACATTCTGATGCCTGCGAACGAAAAACCATGGGGATTGTCTCCTACTCCGATTGCTCAGGTTCCGCCCGAGTTCCTGCAGCCGGTTTTTCAGGCATTCATCCAGCGAGCCGCGCTTCAGGCTCAGGAGTCTGGTGAGCAACTGGACCCGCAGGCCGTGATGAAGCAGGCGGAAGATCACATTCGCCATGCCGCACAGGAAAGGGCTGAGAAAGCTGCAGAGCGCCATGAGGAAGTGATCGAGGACCAGATGGCCGAAGGCAACTGGGATAACGCTCTGGGCGACTTCATTGATGACTTTGTGACCTTTCCGAGTGCCTTTATCCGTGGGCATAATTTGCGCCGGGTGTCATCTCTGGCCTGGATGGAAGGCTGGAAGCCGGTCAAATCCATGGAGATAAAGCCGGACTGGTATCGCGTCAGTCCATTCGACATTTACCCGAGCCCGGACGCCACCGACATTGATAACGGCGCCTACATCATTGAGCGCTGCCGCTTTACCCGAAGCCACCTGAACAAGTTGCTCGGCGTACCGTCCTACAACGAAGAAGCGATCCGTTCGGTTCTGGACGAGCATGGCCAGTCTGGCCTGCGTGACTGGCTATGGAGCGACGGCGAGCGGGCCGAACTGGAAGGGCGCGGCAATGAATGGCTGACCCGGGGCCAGACCATCGACGGCTTGATCTATTGTGGCGGCGCACAAGGCACCAGCCTGCTGCAGTGGGGCGTGAATCCGGACGATATCGAAGATCCGTTGGCAGAATACGAAGTGGAAGCCACGTTGATCGGTCAGCATGTCATCCGGGTGAAGATTAACCGAGACCCGCTGGAGCGCCGTCCATACCACAAGGCCAGCTTTCAGCCTGTTCCGGGTTCGTTCTGGGGGCAGGGCATTCCCGAACTGATGGCGGACATTCAGGACGTATGCAACGCCACTGCCCGGTCGCTTGTCAACAACCTGGCGATCAGTTCCGGTCCTCAGGTGGAGGTGTACGAAGACCGACTGGACCCGAGCGAAGACCCGACGGACGTGTATCCGTGGAAGGTCTGGCGCACCAAGGATTCCAGCGTCACTGGCAACAACCCGGCCATCCGGTTCTACCAGCCCAATAGTAACGCGTCTGAACTGCTTGGGGTGTACGAGAAGTTCGAGATCCGTGCCGACGATGCCACCAATATCCCCCGCTACGCCTACGGCAATGAGCGCGTGGGCGGGGCCGGTCAGACCGCAACCGGCCTTTCCATGCTCATGGAAAGCGCCAATAAGGGCATCAAGGACGCCATCCGCCACATTGACCGTGGCGTCATCCGTCGTGTAATCGAGGCTCTGTGGCTGCACAACATGCAATACAGCGACGATATCAGCATCAAGGGCGATGTGGCCGTGGTTCCGCGAGGCTCAAGCGCCATGCTGATCCGTGAGCAGACGCACCAGATGCGAGCCGAGTTCCTGGCCATGACGGCCAATGATATTGATATGGGTATTATCGGTCGCGAGGGCCGCCGTGATCTGCTGGAAGCCGTGGCCGAGAAGTTGGATATGCCGGGCCTGATCCCTTCCGAGGACAAGATGCAGGAGAACGCCAAGGGCCAGAACGAGGCGCAGCAAATGATGCAGGAACTGGAAAACATGATTAAGCAGGCCGAGGCCAAGGAGAAAATGGCCAAGGCCGCCAAGAGCGAGGCGGAGGTGGCCGAGACGCAGGCCGACACCCAGGAAACTGCGGTGATGACCCCGCTGAAGGCCAAGAAACTGATGGCCGAAATTCTCAACATGGTGCGTGAGGCAGACAATGCAGGAAAAACAATGGAAGGCGCTGGCCAGAATCGCGCAATCCCCGGACGGTCAGCACCTGCTGGCTATCCTCAAGGCCCGGCGCGAGGAATGCCGGGACCAACTGGAGCGGGTGCCGGATTCGGTGCAAATCCACAAACTCCAGGGATGCGCTGACACCCTCAATGGCCTGATCGGCAACCTCAATGAAGCCCGCGAGGTCGTCAACAGGAAATACACGCAATAGCCCGAACCAGGGCCTCACAAAAAAGCCGCTTCACAATTAGGAGGCGGTTTTCTTGTGGGCGAGCACTCGATGTCGGTAAGGCCAACGGCATTGAATCCGCGAACCCGAATCGTGAACCCCGGCCATGCCGGCTCACCGCGCAGATAAGCGTATAGGAGTTGAAATGACACTACCCCGTTCGATCCAGCAGCAGGCCGATGCGGCCAAGCAGCACTTTGAATCCCTCCAGAATCCCGAACCTTCGGCTCCGGAACCGGATAAAAAGACGCCTGATGCACCGGACACTGCCACCCAATCCGCAGACACTGAGCCGAAACCCGAGGAAGCAAAGCGCTCCCAGGACGATGAGCCCAAGCGCTCCGACACCTACTGGGAAAACCGTTTCCGCGTCCTACAAGGGAAGTACGATAAAGAGGTGCCTGCGCTGAGTGAAGAGGTCAGAAAGCTGACCCAGACGCTTGAGCAAAAAGATCGCCAGATCACGGAATTGGAGTCCAGTTCCGACCAATCCACCAACCCTGGCGGCCTGACTGACGAGCAAATGGCTCAGTTCAAAGAGGAATTTGGTGAGGATTTCGTGTCGTTCGTGCAGCGCATGGTCTCCAGCAGTACTGGCAAACCCGACAACAGCGCCGAAGTGAACGAGCTGAAGCGCAAAGTTGAATCGTTCGAGCGGAAGGAGCAACAGAAGACGGAAGCGTCTTTCTGGGCCGCGCTCAACGAGTTGGTGCCCGACTGGAAGTCCGTTAATGCTAGCGACAAGTTCCGCGCCTTCCTTGCAGGGTTTGACCCGCAGACTGGAAGCCAGCGCCAGCAATCGCTGAGCGCTGCGCAACAGGCACTGGATGCAGACGGTGTAGCCGCCGTGTTCAACACCTTCAAAAAACAGCAGTCGCAGAAACCGAATCAGGGCATTCCCGACGATCAAGTTGACCCTCCCACCAGCCGATCCACAACCGAGCCCAAGGGCGCCAAGATCTGGACTGGACCGGAGATCAAACAGTTCTACGCGGACAAGACCGCCGGAAAGTATCGAAACAATCCTGATGAGGCGAAGCGGCTCGAAGCCGACATTTTCGCCGCACAGCGTGAAGGGCGAGTGCGATAATGCGCCGCCTTTCCGCCTCGCGGTTCATTGATTCCGAGAGGTAATTATCATGGCAGGTCCAACACGCGCGACCGGTTATCCGGACCTTTCCAGCACCAGTTCGAGCGGGTTTATCCCATCGATATGGAGCGGAAAGTTGGTAGAAAAGTTATACGCATCAACAGCTTACGCTGAGATCGCTAGATAAAGTTGGCGATTTAAAACTGGTTCTGAATAACTGGAAGGCTTAGGCTAACCAGAGGCAAGCGCTAAGACTTAGGAGCAGCCAAACAATGGCAAGGCTAAGCGAGAAATACATTGCGGGTTTCCTAGACTCCGATGGCAGTATCGGTATCGCGTACCGGTACATCGGAAAAAGTCGTGATTCATCGAAAATGCGCACGCATGTAATGATGAGTTTCACGCAATTGACCCGCAGGGATGATGTGCTATTCCGGATCAAAGAGGTTATTGGCGGTTCCATTCAGTATAACGATGAGCGCCAGGCGACAAGTCTAAAACTTCTTGGCAAGAAGGCCGAAATGGCTCTTGCTCGAATCCAAAAGCACTTGGTGATTAAGCGCCACTATGCAGCAGTAGTTCTTGACATAGCTGGCAGTATTGTTGATCGGAAAGAGACAACCGCTTTTTTGAAAGTGGAGAGGAAAAGGAAATCCTTGCCGCTACCCAACTATCCATCAAGGAAATGGATGGCGGGGTACTTGGATGGTGACGGATGTTTCGGAGTAAGGGTTCCGAAAAATCGAACGTCCGCTCAATTGACGCTGGAAGCGTCATCCTCGGACTATGATTCAGAGGGCATTGAGTTAATCCAGAAAGCATTTGGCGGTTCGATTGCCACGGCGTCAAACGGCATTACAAGCTATACGCTGACCATGCCGCCATCCAAGGCCAAACAAGTTTTAGGCCATTGGGGCAAGTACGCGATCATCAAAAAACACCAAGCAGATTTCATCCTTGGTTGCGCCAAGATGGGACATTACCGAGACGGTAAAAGCATCAAGGCATCAATGAAGCAACTGAAAGCGCAGCCGCACAGACTGAGTGAACCAGGGCTTATCAACAAATTGCTTGAAAACGTAACAGACATTGAAACGGCAAAAGAGAAAGGCCGCAAAAAATGGGCCGAGGGCGGATGTGGGTGCAACGCGCCACACTACTGCTACGGACTATGCCGAAAGTGTTACGACAAGCAACGATGGGCTAAGCGACAGTCGGAATTAGCTAAGGCTAGTTAAGAACACCATATATGAGGGTGAAATCAAACAAGTAGGGGATTCGGTGCAGATCCGCACTACGCCCTCCATTACTATCAGCGACTACGAGGTAGGCGGTGGCCTGACGTATGAGGCGCCAACCAGCGACAAGGTTGAGCTTCAAATCAACAGGGCCAAATCGTTTTCCTTCAAGGTCAACGACATCGATTCCTATCAGTCCGACCTGAACCTGATGGATAACTGGTCTGAAGACGGCGGTCAGCAGATGGGTATCGAGATTGATACCGACATCAACGCCTACGCCTACACCGAGGCGGCTGCGGCCAACGCCGGTGCAGCGGCAGGCGCCAAGTCCGGCTCACTGAATCTGGGCGTGGCTGGCGCACCGGTGGCGATCACCAAGGCGAACGTCTTGGATGTTCTGGTAGATTGCGGCACTGCACTGGATGAGCAGAACGTGCCGAACACTGGCCGTTACGTGATCCTCCCTGCGTGGATGAACGGCATGCTCAAAAAGTCCGACCTGCGTGACGCGAGCGCAATGGGTGATTCCACCTCCGTGTTCCGCAACGGCAAGGTTGGCCAGCTTGACCGGTTCGACGTGTACGTGAACAATAATCTGAGCACGGTTGTTGACGGCACCACTACCAATCAGGCCACCAATGTGATCTTTGGTCACAAGAAGGCGCTGACCTTCGCAAGCCAGATGACCAACATGGAAACGCTGCCGAATCCCGACGATTTCGGCAAGCTGATCCGTGGGCTGAACGTCTATGGCCGCAAGGTCATCGACCCGAACGCCATCGGTCACCTGTACGCCGAGCGCGGTTAAACCCACTAACCATTAGGCCGCCCTCCGGGGCGGTCTTTTGTTTCTGGAGTGACACATGGACTTGATTTATAAGTTAGAAAAGGCCCGCACCAAGGATGATCTGGAGGCTCTTGGTATCGAGCACCTGGGTGTTGATGTGGACAAACGTAAAGCCAAAGAGGTATTGCGTGCCGAATTGATTGGTGAGGCCGAAAGCCGAGGCTTTACTGCGGAGGCTGCCGACGAACCGGCGCAGCCCGAACCAGAACCGCAAGCCCCGAAAGCATCCGGATACACCAGCAAGATGGCCCGCAACAGAAATACAGGGCGCATCATGCCATGGACCGCTGCAATGGCCGATATGCCGCACATGGAGGAAGTCTGACCCATGGCCGTCACCGTCGCGGATATCGTCAACAACGCCAAGCGAATAATGCAAGAGGTCAACCCTGACGGAAGCGTTGCAGATGAAGGTGTGCGCTGGAAGAACGACGAGTTTGGCGGCTGGCTGAACGAGTTCTATCAGGCAGCCGTGCAACTGAAGCCCGACGCCTATTCTGTCAATGAAGAGCTTCTGCTGAACCCTGGCACCAAACAAAGCATTCCACAATCGGGCCTGCGCCTGATTGATGTGGTCCGCAATACCGCCACGGCCAGTAACCAGATGGCGGTCATGGTTACCACCAGGCGGGCGCTGGACTCAACGCGCCGAACCTGGCATTCCGACCCGGCCAGCACCAACATCGAGCACTACGTGTTTGATGAGCTGGACCCGACCACGTTTTACGTATATCCGCCGGCTGACACGGGCGCTGCACTGGAAATCATTTACTCGGCTGTACCCGAGCCGCACGACGTAAGCCTTGGCCTGGATGGCGTGGGGGCCGACAAGTTCAAGCTCAATGACGCCTACGGCCCGGTGGCACTGGATTACATCCTGTATCGCGCCTACGCCAAAGACGCCGAACACGCCGCCAACCTGCGGCGCTCTCAGATGCACTACCAGGCCTACATGCAGCAACTGTCCGGCAAGGCGCAGACCGATCAGCAGGTATCACCCAACGCCCCTGACTTGTCCGCCAATCCGCAGAGGACCAGAGCATGACGCTGGATGAGCTTGCAACCCGCGTATCGCGAGACGTGCCAGAGGCGCCGCTGTTGCTCGTCAAGGAGAGCCTGCAGCGAGCCCAGCGCCAGCTTTCCGAAGACGGCAACGTGTGGACAGAGCACCAAAGCCTTGCAGTAACCGACGGCGACCCGCCGTTTGCGGAGATAATCGCGCAGACTGCCGAC